CCCCATACTTTCATGGATACTTCATTTCCCCAGTCAGATACCGTTGTATTAAGGTAATGCTGAATCATCTTTGCACACTTTATTTCTTCCGGAGATAAGCTCTTAACGATATTTATAATATCACTACGTGTTATCTTTTCCCTCTGCACGGAGCTTTTTCTAAGCACAGTATTTTTACCGAGTTTTTTCGGTTTAACCTCTGCGGTCTGAATACCACCAGTAAGAATGTGTTCTAGTGCCTGTTTTCTTTCGCTAAGAAGGAATAATGTCACCATCTGCCCATGAGTTAGGTTTAAGGTTTTCCCAGATTCTAGCTTAAATGATTCTACTTTTGAATCTTCCCAGATAGTATTAAATGTATCTTCGCCTACAGCCTCTTGAATTCTCTGAAATTCATTTTGAGCGCCTTTAACATTCATTGCGTGATCATCAAATCCGATTGTTATCTCTTTAAACAGCTTATTGAGCGTGCCACCCAGTACAGCAAATCTATCTGCCGGATTAATATTTCTCGAGAATATAAACTTAGATACAGCACTAGCTCCGCCAGCATAGCGATTCTTTTCTGCTTTTTTGCTGAGTTCACTAATTACCGCATTTCCTGTTTCACTAATTGTTTTGTACTGGTCGTACTTAAGCATATCGTTATGCTTATTTATAATGCTGTCTAAACCTCTAATTACATCCCTAACGCTTTCGATTGTGTCTGCATCCATATCGACAAGCCTTGATTCTTTTAAAGACTCAAGAACTGAATCGATTTGATTCATAAAGTCTTCATCCTCAACAAAACTAAACGTACTGTCGCCGTCGTTCTTTTCTTCAAGCACCTTGCGATATTCGTTTTTTAACTCCATGAAGTTTTCATAGGTCTTGTTATATCCGTGCGTTTCATAGAACGCGTCGCCACGATCTGTAGAAAAATCCATCTCAGATAGAACCTTTGCGATAGATTTCCTAAACTCTTCCGGCATGAACTGCGTATTGGTAGGTTTTAACAGCTTGTTTGATAATTTGTTAGAGTACCACTTAATGCTATTAATCGCCTTGCTCTTTCTATTCAGTTCGCTGCGCTCTTTTCTTAAATCTCGCTTTAGCTCGTTTACTGACTCTCTTTCTTCTTTGATAGCGCTTTCGAGTTCTTCTATAGCCTTGTCTTTTTCTGCTATTTCCTCTTCATGTTTCTTCTCTGCTTTCTGCCTCTTTATAGTCTCCCTTTCTTTTATTTTGTTTCTTGCTTCCTTTACAGCAGCTTTAAGCTTCTCCTGCTGTTTATCTGCATAGGTCATTTCTGGCTTCATAGAAATTGCGCTATCTAGTATTAATTCCGTGATATCACTAGCAACGTTTTTATATTCACCATTAATTAGACCGTCTGTCTCTGCAGATGTTTCAACCATATCTACAGCGTTACACAGGTTCTTTACAGCCTCTTCTGCATCTGATGCATCTGATGCGAATAACTCAGGGTATTTCTCACCTAGTTTATTTTGGAAGAAGTCATATACCAGTTCAGCAGGCATTGTATGCTCGCTATTGATATCTGTTGTAAATCTTAATGCGTGACCATATCTAGCCTTTAGTTCCTGATAATTTAGTTTCTTTGCTAATTCTGGAGAAATATAAATTTTACCTACGCTGAGTAGATCTATTACTTGCTTCTTTGTTTGTAGGTTTTCCTTTATATTATTCTCGTTCGAATTAAGGAGTGCATTCGACAATCTTGCAGCTGCAGAATATGCTGCGCTAGCGTTTGGTGTTGCCTGGTGCACGGCCGACCAAACCTCTTCATAGATTCTCATAGCATCTTCTGCCGGCATCTTTGAACCGGTGTCATTAATCAGCTTGTTTATAAGCTTCTTTGACTTTGCCTGCTCTGGCTTATCCATAGCACTTCTTTTCATGCTAGCTTTTAGTTTACTGATTTTTGCCTCTTGCTTATCTGCATAAGTAACAATAGGCTTAATCTCGCCAAGACTGGCTTCTAGATTAGCTTTAACATCCTTTATTAGTTCATCTTCATATTCAGCAATTTCTTTTTCGGTGTACTGAGTTAGGTTTGCGCCGCCATCAAAAAGATAAACTTTATTATCTTTTACCGATGCATACTCAGCAATTGTAGCTAGAGCTGTAACAAAGTCTGTAACATCGTCTAGACTTCGTCCGTCAACCTTGATAGTGTCTCCGAACAGCTCGTTCATTTCAGATAGCATGTCATCAACTGGAACAGCGTATTCCATTCTATCGATGTTCTTATTAAGTTTTATTTTGAAAGCACCATCGATATAATCTTTAAACTTCCCAAATGTACCGTATCTATTCTTGATTTCTGCTTCTAAATCTTCGTCGATAGAGATAGTCATATTTTTGAGGTATCTCTGTACATCCCTTATTTCTGGAGATATGCGATTAGTCTCATAGGTATTCTTAACAATCTCTCTTGTTATTTCGTTTAATAACCTCTCTTTCGTTGCATCATCACCTGATTTAGCTGCTTTATATAGATTGTGATAGTCGATACGTAAATCCTCTGCTTTTACATCTGAACCGACCTCTGTTATTAGTTCTTTTAGGTAACTAACAACAGATGACCTTTTAGGTATGGTTCCATTCGTTTTAGTCTGATTTAGAATCAGTGCATCGATTTTCTTGTTAAGCTGCCTGATGGTGTTAGAATCAGCTTGCTGATTGTTGGGGATATCAAAGATACTATTTTTTCTCTGGTATTTTTCCTTGACCTCTTCATTGTTTTGTGATAGATTTACACTATCAATACCAACATGGGCGTTATTTTTACTATCTTCATTGATAGCTTGCCAATGTTGGTCTTTTTTTATTTTTTCGAATTTAATGTTGTAAATAAAATCCCCATCAGTTCGGTTTTGCACATTAATCAATAATTTATACGGCGTTTCTCCTATTACAATTTCTTTTTTGTAGTACTCCCATTTGATTACATTTTTATGTTCCTTCTTTTCATCTCCAGGTCTTATGTATTCCGAATTCTGTAACAGTTTCGATAAATCCCCTTCATAGAATAGATTCACCTTTTTATTAAATGCATTAATCGATTTTGTTTGTTTGTCACCGTAAAAATTCTTTCCTGCAAAATCCTCATGTGGCTTAGCTGTATACTTTCTACCTTTGCCGTTATCGAATTCAACAGTTAATACTTCTCCGTTTTTAAATCTCTCCGTTAATTCTGTTCGCTTTTCTTTTTTTGTGAGCTTTTTCGTTTTGCTAGAAATTGAGAAAACATCTCTACCCTCTGAATCCTTACCTTTATACATGAATTTGATTTCATCATTATTATTAACAGCCTCTTCAAATTTATCTATTTCAGGATTCATCAAAGCATTAGTCCACATCTCTTGTGCTTTTTCAAGGATTCCTAGTTCTTCAAGCCACTTACCGCGGTATTCCCCTTTTAATGCGTTTATAACATTCTTGCTTAATGTGTTTAGCTTATCTACTGTAGACTTAATAGCCTTGAGGATTGTTTCTCCAAGGCTTCTATTTTTTTCTACAAGTGTTTTAACTGCTGCTTCTGCATCAGCATCGCCCTTCCAAAAAACATCTGTAGCATCCGCTAGCAATTCATCTTCTGCTTCGGCACGTGATATGTCCTTGTAGTCATTCATATACTTGTTGAGTTTATTTTCATACTCAGCAAGATTTGAGTTATAGAATTCATCAAGCACATACTTTTTAAATGCTGCATACTGCCTAGGTGAATTAACCTGGATATGGTGTGTTACCTCGTGTTTTAGAACATCAACAACAGGGCTATCTGATTTCATGGAGATATGGATAGTTCCATTCTTGTAATAGCCGTTTACTTCCTTATCTTCGGAGTCTTTGATATTCTCTTCAAGGGATATTTCAACTCCAAAAGACTTAGCGAGTGTTCTGTACGCGTTAATCATAGAACTACTCATACTTACGTTCTCACCAAGTGTTACTCTTCCGGCTTTAAATCCTATCGGTAGCTTTGACTTGTTTGTAATGATGTTGTTATCTTCTCTCTCAGCTTTTCCTATCTCGTATATCTTTTTACGGATGTCTGCTGGTACTAGCTCACTTTGAAATATAGCCTTGTCAAGATTCTTGTAGTCTAATCCTCTTCTTCCAGAATCGTAGAAGTAATTAAATGCGTGTGCATAGTTTATAAACTCTTCGCCTTCCTTCACATCCTTTGCGCCTTCGTCGAACAGTTTTTCTATTTCTGGATTTGTTTTCATGCCAATAGATGCTAGCATTTCTTTTTTTGCTGCATCCTTTGCTTTTGGTAATATTTCTTCAACGTTGCTCTCATATCTTGCTCCCATAAATGAGTTTAATTCTTTCTTGAAGTGCTGCGTTTCTCTAGCACCACCCATTATCATTCCATTGTTCATTCTAGGCAGCATCCCTACGTTTAAATCCTGTGTTGTCTCATTTTGGATTAATTCAAGAGCTGGATTGTTGTCTACTGTGAATAGTACATTTTCTACATCTGCACTGCTGCCTGTTCCCTCTAGTATCCTAGCTACCGGGAATGACAGTTCATCAATAGTCTTTTTAGGAGTGTCTGCATCCTGTAAGTACTTCCTGACTTCTTTTTCCCTGTTCGCAACTTTTTGAGTTAAAAGTACGGATGCTTTTTCTCTATCGTATTCAGTGTTTAACCCTTCTTCGGATCTGATAATAAAACTACCTGATACATTTTCTGCACCTCTTATGCGCGATTTCTTTGCAGCGCTTAAAAGCATCTGGTCATGCTCTGTTAATTCTCTTCCGGATTCAATTTTATGTTTTAAATCCAAAATAGCGTTATTCAGAACTTTACCGCCCTTAAGTCTGTTCTTGTCAATCGATCTAGCGAAATTGTTTGCACTGGACTTTTCAGACATAGCAAGACCTGCCTGCAGTATTTTTTCTTTGTCTTCTGCAGACAGTTCAATATCCATATTAACACCACTAGGTCCACCAACAATACCACCTATTGCCGTTCCTACTATTCCTTGATAAACAGCGTCCGCAAGGTAGCCTGTGGGATTTTCTGCGATTTTCTTAAACGCATCAGGATCGTAAAATCTATCTGATATTGGCTGGAGAATCGCATTCATGAATTCTTCCACGCCTTCGGATGATGCAGCGAGACCAAGCTTAATTGCTTTGTATCTTATCTCGTCAGCAGCGGTTCCCTTTGCGAATCTAGCCGCCATTTTGTTAGCAAACTTTTCTGCGCTGTTATCCAGAAGACCTCTACCTGTAGAGTTTCTCATGATATTTGATGTACTCCACATCTTTTCAGTTCCAACATTGATTCCTGCGTTTGTTAATCCTGTACCCCACTGAGCATAGATGCCTGCGCCTGCAGCTCTCGCATCTCCTGCGCCTTGTCCGAACGCGTTTACGCCCATTACAGGTAGTATTCCTACACCTGTAAATTTGCCTACAGCTAAATCAGCAAGGAAGCCTAGTGTTCCTTGCGCAATATCTATAGCGAATTTCTGACCAGCGCTAGGCTTTTCAATTACGCCCTCTCTTGGTTCGTTACCGTTTTTATCTTTTAAATACAGCTTTCTCTTGAACTTACCTGCTTTGGTATCATACTGCAGTTCTGTTTTATAAATACCTGCCTCTTTTGCCATGTAGTTCAGCGCTTCGGCTTTTTGTCTCGTTTTTTCTACGTATTTATAAAATCCACTAAATGCATCTCTAGCATCTTTTGACAGTTTGTCAGCGTCTAGCATTCCATTCTTGATATATCCTAGTTCGCTGTATCTCTTTAGATCCTGGTGCATACTCTTAGGATCGAGTGTAGGTGTTGAGGTAACAGTCCACGCTGCATTAAGCAAGTCAGATTTTTTAGATTCAATTAAACCTTTAAGAGCATATAACGCACGTCTATCCGAATTATTATTTACACCTGCCATCTGCGTATTGTCGAATATATCGTTCGCACGTCTTACAGGGTCTTTGCTTACATAATGCTTATTATCTCCATAGATAATTCTCTTTACTGCTTTTCTCGCAGCTGCTCTTGCCTCTGCAGGTGTATTTCTTCTAAACGCTATAGGAGCGTATCCCATTCTGGCAGCCTTTTTATACGTTTGAGATTTAACCGACTTACCTTTTTTAGCCTTACCTGTTAAAATCCCCTTCACTGCATTCTGGGCAATTTGAGCAGCAACACTAGGAACATATGATACAACCTGTGTTGATTGCTCTTGATAACTTCCACCTCTTCCTCTTCTTCCTTTTCGGCCGCGTCTACCGCCCCCAGAGCGCCGACCTGCTCTAGAGGCTGAGTCTTTTTTTAACTGATACTCTCTTTCCCAGTGTGAGTCGCTCACGCTGTCTCTTCCTTGCTGATAGTTGAAATTTCTTTCCCAGTGACTGTCTGATACATTATCTCTTTGTTTTTGGTAATCAAAATTCTTGTCCCAGTGTGAATCAGCGACATTATCTCTCTGCTTTTGATAATCAAATGTTTTATCCCAGTGTGAATCAGCGACACTATCTCTTCCCTGCTGGTAATCGAAGTTTCTCTGATCGGTAAATCTGCTGAATGCTGAATCGTCTAGCGACTTCATGGTTCCAAGTAGATTTAAGCCGTAGTTTCTATCTGCGTTAAATCTGTCATATGCCAAACGTTCAAGCTCTGGTATCTTATCTGTTAAAGCTTGATTGTACTGATTCTGTGCCTGTGCTGCCGCACTTACCGCGTAAGAACTTGCCCTACCACCAGTTAACGCTGCTTGATTGGCTAGAGTGTTTTCATTTGCTCTATCCCCAAGCCTTGCATATTCTTTAGCAAGCGCTTGATATGACGCGTCTGTCATAGGATCGTACTTGAAATTAGCTGTGTTATCCTGCGCTTTCTGAACAAGTGCCGCAATTTGTTCGCTATATGCACTTTTGAACGGATCTTTGTTTGCCATGCTGCCTCCTGTTTTTTTTAGTTTATATTTTAGTTTTGACTTTAGTTTTTAACTTTTCTTTTTTTATTTTACACATTACTTTTTAGGTTTTCGCCTGCTCCACAAACATTAAAACCGACTACAGCTGTAGTCGGTTTTAATTATATTTTTATATTTTGAAGCCTTGGATAAAAAACATGAACGTCACATAATATTTGGCGGTTTGTTTCCACGAATAACTAAATCCTCGTGAATCATATTTAGGATTGCCGGCCGCATCTGCCATTACCATTAAATCTTTTACTAATGAGCCATTATGACCAACCATCGCTTGTATAGAGTATGTATTTGCATCCAATGATACACCTAAAGGAAATTCTATTCGACTCACTACCTGTGAATTAGGTGCGTATACCGTTTGGTCTCCACGAGCACTAATCGTTACATAACCATTGTCATACTCCGTATATATCATTGTGTAAGGGTCATTTTTTATAACCTCTTGGCGAATTATTGCACTGCCCCCCCATGTACTCTTCCTATCATATTCCCTCCTAAATATACTCGATTATTATCTTAATATCGCAGTTTTTCCACTCTGCGCCAGATATAATTTGCAAAATATTTCCTTTGATTACCGCCGAGACTCCCCACTCTATATATCCGCCATTGCCGTAATTTATCATTGGATAAGAAAGCGGTAATACATACCCTGCCTTGTAATGCACCACTCCAGTTATAGATATAATTCGAGAAGCATCAATATCTATTGTTTCTATGTTGTTTTGTCCCACTGCGATATTTACACTGTCTTTTCTCACGATTTTTCTTTGCGTTGTTGCTGAATTTACCGCTCCTATCATTAGTTACCTCCTGCAGCGTTCTGAGCCTCCAGGCTCATAGATTTTGTAAACTTGCAAGCGATTCTGATATCTTCTTTAGGTTCGCTCGTTAAATATACCTTAAGGTAGATGTCATCAGCCGATTGCTCGTATAATCCCGACTCTGTATTCGTTTCTAGTGCACATATAGGGTATAGCTCTGAACAAATCTTTTCAGGATACAGTTCAGGCAACCACTTCTCATCCACTTGCTCTCCCACCATATCTCTAGGTAGTGCTAATTCAAATATGTATTTCGCACCAGGGAATCTAGTCGAATCCATTAGTACAGAGTTTTTAGCGATTTCGATATCGGTAATCACTACTCCGTTTCTATGTCCCCTAACAGGTCCTCTGAATACTGTTTCTCTTTTAAATTCTGCACCTTTTGTTACAACCAGGTCTAAATCGCACTCAAACGCATCTCTTTCGGATGGTTTGCCGAGTGCGAACCCTCTTCCGGTTGCTCTAAAGTCAAATAACTTGAAAGCAGATTGAAAAAACATGTGGCTCACTCCGTCACCACCTAGTCCATCTGATGCATATAGTGCAAAGTTGTGTGTATACGATTTATTAACTGCCACAGTTACATCATATGTTGATGTAGCCCACCCAGATGCATCAGTATCTGTTTTAACTAGTTTCGTGATGATGTTAATAGGTTTGTAAGCTGATTCATTCGACCTTTTGATTTTTCCGCTTAAGGTTATTTTATCTACCTTCTTTGCAGCGCCACTCACGTTTATAGGGAACCACCCAACTTGAACCTGTGCAGTTCGATAGTTTCCGCCTTTTTTCGCCGTTCCATCTGCATTTGACTCGTAAGGGTTTTTGACTACCATGATTCTTGGTTCGCCATAAAGCGCCAATTTTGTAATGCATTTACCACTTTCATTTAATGCATTCTTTTCGTTTGCAGCGCTGATGTATGCTATTAGCGGTTCGTATTCATGATATGCTGGCGAAAAATAGTGAGTTGGTATCACTACATCCGGGAGTTCGAATCTATAATTTAATTCATCTCCATTTTCGGTTATAGTGTATGAATTTGGACTCTTTAATTCATTCACGTTTACTTTTTGGTTTTCACAAATAGTAACTGTTTTTAGTCTTACCTCTTCATCGTAGGTCGATGCATACAAATAGTAAGGCTTCATTTTATCTGTAAGCGTGCCACGAACCACTGGTGTTACCGTTGAGTATCCCGGTATAATGCATCCGTATCCCTCTTCAAGGGAGCTGTATTTTTTATCTACCGGGATGAATTCATATATGCATGTATTTGCCATTAATCTTCTACCTTTCCAAATGATAAACTGCCTGTTTCGGTATCAGGCATAAATGCAAATTTGCCAAGCTTTATACTGCTGAGTACCTCCGCATTTTGTATATATAGCTTGTTATCGCTCATATACGCAACTTCTATTCCTTCTTGCATGAACCTCAGTTTGTCATTATCTAGATTCATGGATATTCTGTTACCGCTTTTGCCTATAGATATTCCGTTCTTATCTAGCCTTATAGTACTTATAATCTCGCTATACTTTTTATCCGAATCAAACTTTAAATCATTTGTGTTTTTGAGAGCTTCGCTAAACTTAACATTTACAGCATTATCTGTTTGTGTTATTTGCGATTCAATATTAGCAATCTTGTCGTCCATATCGGCTGATGAGTAATACTCTGTCTTAATCTTCCTGGATATGCTATCCGCTGCATCTGCGATTTCTTTTTTCGTCTGTCTGCTTAAATCTTCAAGTTGCTTTAGTGTCTTTTGATGATTTTCTAAAGTCTTGATAAATGCATTTTTAGCTGCAGCATACGAGCTTGACACCTGAACATCCGAGTAGTAAAAGCTTCCATCTGAGAAAATACTCTGATCTACATAGTATAGATTGTTTGGGCTCCCTTCTATGTAGTTAGGTTCTGTTATAGTCCACGGTCTAGGAGGAACTTTAAGCGCTGGTTTCTCTGGAGTTTCTACTGCTAAATAATACCACCTAGTATATGAACTTACGCTTACGCCATTATCGCCTTTGACTTTCGTCCACTTATACGCTTTAGGATCTGCGCTAGCTACATCTTTAAAATCTGTGTAGATTCCTATATACGTTCTTCCGGTGCTATCTGTGGTGCTGAACCCCACTGCGCCATCTCCGCTACTTGCATAGGCGATATGGACTCTGGGTGCTTCTTTATTTATCTTGCTTTCAGATGTTTCTTTTTTCTTGCTTGGTTCTTTTGATACATTCATGATTTCCATGAGTACTTCATCTGCAAGCTTTCGCAAGTTTTCATCTATCGTCCTGAGGGCAAGGCTTTCATCTGACATATCTGTTCTATTTGGTACAGTTATCATGGTCTATCACTCCTGCCTCTATAGTATCTTGTAAGCGATTCAATATCTGTTCTTCCCACTCCCTCAATCTTTATAGAGAATTTCGCTTGCCTATTAGGAATAATTGGAACACTAAGTGTTTTCCCTCGCTCTGTTTCGCACTCGTATATTGGTTCCCATTCACCGTTACTACTTTGAGTGCTTATCCTTAGTTGTGCTCCCGGCTGCATATCTAGTCTCATGTTTATTTTTTTATAAGACTTCATATTCTCTACGAATTCATCGAACGGTCCGAATACAGCAAACCACTTAATATCATCTTCCGGGCGCTTTCCTGTAGTGGTCCAGATGTTGCCATCTGCTATGTATATAAGCTCGTTATTCACATTAGCAAAAGCTGTTACTTTTGTTTCATCTTCCTTGTGCCATAGTCTGCGAAGTATATCGTAAGTGAAGATATTGTACTTATTCTCGCTTTCATTTAGCATTGAAATGTAATATTTCTTACCATTACTTCCGCCAACAGCTGATTTGAACTGATAATCTCCGAACGCTTCGGATATCATTACCGGATATGTTCCGCCATCATAAGCCATTACGCCTGTTAACGAATGATAGTACAATACACCATTCACGATTACAGCCGATTTATCAGAGCCTTTTCTTATTCCGAAGCACTCAGTGCTGTATAGCTGATATTGACTTGGCATGCTTCCGAACACTTTATGCATATGATGTTCTTTGAAAAAAATTAGGTGCGTAGGATATGCAGCACACCCTGTAAACTCACCATCTGAACCAACCTCCAGCGCGTATGAATCGTTTGCTAGCGACTGGAAGTAGTTCCAGTTAAGTGGGTCTCCCAACTTACTAGCATATATCGTGTTGTCCTCGCTCCTACAGCCCCACAATCTATTGTTGCTTTCCATGACGTAATCAAGGTCCGGGATTTCTCTAGCAAGTTTCACTTCCTCTTCAACGTACGACTCCTTGGTCACATCATCACTCGGCATTCTGAATGAATTCTCGTAAGTGGTAATTGTGCTACCTTCTATGCTCTTAATCACGATCACCGTGTTATTGCCTGGTTGCTTTTTGCACCCTGATATCTCAACAGCATCACCAACAGAAAATTCAGATAGATCTGCACCAACTAGATATATGCTGCCTGGCTTAATTGTTGCCGTGGCGCGCACCGATGCATCCATGTGCTTTACAGTGTTATCTGTAATATCTAGATACACCTTGTCTGGCCATATGCAGATTTTGTTATTATGTGCCACCATAGTTTTAGGCATAATGTTATTTATTCGCTTTTGGTAATCCGTGCCACCTTTAGAGTATTTGATAAATGTTCTTATCTCTCCATCTACCTCATATCTATCTATGATGTATGGCACATTGTTTTTTACGATGATATCTCTTGGATGTTGCACCGGCATATCTATGATATTTCTTGGCGCTCTTTGAGATAACACCGGATACTTATCAGATGACAAGTTATACATATCTCGCATTTCGCCGTCATCTATTACAGCGTTTGCGTTATATCCTTTGAACTGCAACACCGACTGTTTGCCGTTTATTTTTGGCTGTATTTCCTTGAGTAGCATATTGCCTCCTAGAAGTAGTTTTTAATTCTTAAGTTCTTGTATCTATTGCTTTTTGTGATGTAATAGTTGCGTGCATCTACCGCTCGGCTATTATATAAGCTCAGCCAAGCGTTGAATGAATCCCACTCTTCCATCGCTTGGCAGGTCATGGCTGCCGTATAGTATACATAAATTAAATCAAACGGCTTTTCTAGTAGCAGCTCTTCTGTTTGTGTGTCGCTAGTTACCTGCCTCTTCATGTCTTTTTCTTCGAGATTCAATAGCTCTCTCTGGACTATGTTTTCTATCTCGTTAACATACGCTATCTTTTCTTCGTCAGTGCACGTGTTCGGACAACGATCGTTAACCGTCTTAATTACTTCTGCTGTATTCATATTTAACCCTCATTTACCTTGTTTTTAAGCGATACCCAGTCAGTAGCTTTAATTTCTCCACTAGGAATTACATTTAAAGCTAGTGTCCTCCTTAGTTCATTATGCTTATCTAAGGTGATAGATTCGCCCTCTTCAATAAACATTAAACTGCTACCAACTTTTTTATTGATAAAGCGTATAAGTCTGTTTACCTCAGTACTTGTTAAAGCGATTTCGTTTTGCGCATTAACAATACTGTCATATTCGAAGCGGTGATATGTATACACCGGTACAGCTAGAGAATAAGATATCTTTGTTGAATCTGTGGCATATCCTTTTATCCTGATTAGATATTCAGTATTACCGCTAGGTAAAGTTATTGTGAGCTTTGGCTTATATTTAGTTGTTATAAGCCTCGTCCACTCTCTTTCACCAATCTTGTATTCAACGTCATAGCTCATTTCCTCTCTGTCATCGTTTACAAGGCAATTAATAACAGCATCTTTAGTTCTGATAACAGATTCAATGCTTTTGATAACAGGGATTGCAACAAACCCCATTTCTCTTGTCTTAACAGTTTCAGCCCAGGACTTTATAACCTGGGAATCTCTATAGATTTCAACTATGACTTCATAATCTGTGAAAGCTTTGAGGTTCTTTAGGTTTACAAATGCGCTTTCATTTCCTGTTGTCACGCTCTCTTCTCTATATTCTGATTCCTGCTCAGCTTTATACTTCGCTTTTATAGTGCGTTCCCACCCGGTATTCACCATGTGAGATACGTTTACCTGGATGCTGCTATATGTATCTGATTCAGCTTTTATAACTGCGCTACTTGGTTTAAGTGAATCAGATACAACAGTTTCTTTTAAAACGGTGTCCTTGCGTTTAATGAGCGTTCTAACATCATATCTACAGCCTGTTGTGAGTTTTTCAAACTTTCTCGTCTTAGTGCTTACACCTGCAGGTAGTTCTTCTTCTCTCATGTACTGAAAATTTCCTGCACCTGCTGGCCTTATATACCACTCTAGTGTTCTAGTGTATGAAATGTTTGAATTAACCTCTTCAACCGCTATCAGTTCGCTTTCTGTAGTAGTTGTGGTCAGCTCTCCTTTTGCGGTAGGTAGTGCAATCACTGAGTCAAACGAAGTTATTTTGTAACCATCCACGAATTCCTCTACTGATATTTCATAGCTAGTGTTAGCTATAAGGTCATTAAATGCCATGCTGCAATCTCTACTGCTGTTAGACACGGTTTTATTTCCAATATGTTTCCATGACTCACCTTTTGCCCTATGCCAAAAACGGAGCTCTTTTTCATATCCTGTAGGTAGTCCGCTTATATTAACTATCATTCCGGATTCAGTAATATCTTTTAATGTTAATAGTCCGGCTGTGCTTAATGGTGGTGCCGGTAAAGCTCCGCCGCTTTCCCACACTCTCTGTCCGTATCTAGGTTTGTTTGATGTTAGTACAATCTTGATATGGGCATTGCCAGAAACACGTTTAACAGCATAATATGGCGTCGAATTACTAATACCTGACCATCTTATAGGCTTATTCTGTTTTAACCTCGTAGTGCCCATATATTGTCCGTCTATGTACACTGCCATATCCAGATACCAACCGTACCAAGACTGCCTATAGTCTAAACCGTGGATATATGTGTTTATACGGTAATACATATATGCGCCATCACGATAATAATCTGTTGTAGCAGTAAGTCTGATTCTGGGACCACTATGTATCACCCATTGATTAAATAGAGTTGTTGCCATATCATCACCTACTTATATACTGCAAAGCATTTAGCCTCACTCCATGCACCGCCAGCATAGTATTTAACTTTACCGCTTACGCTATCTAGCCAGAGCAAACTCTTATCTTCTGGTTCAGTTCCTGATATAGCAACTTCTGGCTTATTCAGTACCTTAACTTCCGAGCCACCTATATATAGCAATCCTTTTGACTTATCAAATCCTAGCTGTCCTTCTTCAATTCCATCTTTACCGTCCTTGATTGGATAGATACCTTTTAATCTAGTTTCAAGGCTAGATGCTGTTATAAGCGATGTAACATCAAAGTTGCTACCGGTTATCTCGTTAGCTATCTGTACAAACGCACTATATAGATCATCTAGATAACCCTGCTTTTCCTGGATGTTCTCTAGAATCTTATTTGCCTGCGCAATAATACCTGCGGTCTCACTTGCTCTTAACTTCTCCGCTCTTTCCCTCGCTTCTTCGGCCGCCTTGTATGTTGATACCTCTTTTACAAGTGCAAGAAGCACCGGATAATATTCTTCTTTCTCGATCTCGGTATTGTCTATATTTCCATCTGATACATTGTATGTAAATCTTGATGTAGTCATCTTCTTGCCGTTTGTATATATGGAAATATCCACGAAGTACAAACCTACAAGTTTTGTGACTTCTGGAACCGGCTTATATGTTAGAAATCCTTGTGCTGCATCTTCGACTGTTAAGTGGTCTCCTATGCAATCAACAAAAGCTTTTCCGTCCGGACGGATAATTTCGATTGTTACAGCGGTATACTCCGAAAAGTCGAACGAGCTGCTGCCATTAAGCAGTTTGATATCTATTGCTGCATCGTCATCGAACTGTACCAGGCCATTAACAATAATGGACTTCACTTTGTTTACATCTACCGTTACGCTGATTCTTTTCATATTGTCTCCTTAATAAATTAAGCGAGAGCCTCAGCCCTCGCTTTACACAGCGTTATAGCTGCCTTATAGCCTACTCTCAAGTTCCTTGTACTGCTGCTGTGCCTCTTCTTCGTAGTCAGCTGCAAGTCCTGCCTGCTTCATAGAGTCCTCAATTACTAGCTGCACTTTTCTCGGCACCATAACCTTTACGCCTCTCTTAATCTGGTAGTTCTTGCCGTTAAGTGTGACTACTAGATCATCAGAGTATTTATCTGAATCCTTGAACAGCATAATCTCAACAAGTTCTTCTAAGTAATCATCGCTTACCGGAGCAGTATTTTCAGTAGCCTCTTCATCTGCAGTATTTTCTACCGGAGTAGTAACCTCTTCATCTGTCATAGTTTCAACGGCTTCTAGCTCTTCATTTTTCTTTGCCATAATTCTTTCTCCTTATATCAATATTGCTAGCCTGCAGAATTACAGGCTAGCTTTATGAATTAGTTTGGATCAGATTCCAGTGTTACGCAGTGCTCACATCTTACGATGTAAGGGCTAACTAGAAGCTCTGCAGTCTTTGCAGCCTTCCATCCAGCAGTTGCTCTCTGATTGAGTGGATCTGCCGTTCCTGCTGAACCCTTCTGCTTAACAATCATCTCAAGTCCGCCACCTTCAATCTCGGTAGTTCCGTATGCGTTAGCACCTAGGAATAGCGTTCCGTAGATTCTAGCTCCGGAAGTACTCTTCTCGTTGAAGATTTTAGCCTCTGTAGTCTCGATAAATCTTACTCCTGCAATCTTTCCGACCTCTCCCTCGAAGATCTGAGTTGACCCTGCATACTTTGATGCATCAATCCATGCTGGGTCAGACTGTAGGTCGTATGATGTATCAGGATTGATAATAGCGACGTAATACTTGTCAATCTTTGGAGCGTTAGCATTCTTAAGAATTCTAGCAGCTCTCTTAACTGTATCTACTGTTAGCTTATCATCCTTGGTTAGTGCCGCTCTTGCCGACTTGCCGCCTGCGTAAAGTACGTTAGTACCTGAGTGCATAACCTCTCTTGTAACTGTATCAAGTGTTCTTCCTGCCTGATCAGATAGTAGCTGCTGCGCCTCTAGCAGGTTATTATCTAGCGCTGTGAGAAGCAGCATATCTGATAGAGTTACGTAATCGCCGTACTGCTTGATTGTTGCAGATACCTCTGTCATCTGGAGCTTTCTTCCATCCGGTGTTACACCCTCTGTAAGTGGTGTTAGTGCCTTTGGAAAAGGCTTGTACTGTCTGAATTTAGAAGTCTTACCGCCATTCTTCGGAATTGGTCTCTTCTGTGCAAACTGGTCGTGAATTAGCTGCGGACCTGTAAGCCTGATAAGATTCTTATCGTAGTACTCCTTCATATCCGGCGACAGATTGCTATCTGCAGTAATGTTTGTGTTTGGATTTCCAAAAAGGAAATAGTCTCTAACGTTCATTGTTCCTCCTTCCTCAGTTAGAAGGTAACGGTTTCACCTCTAGCTACACGCTTATTGATTCTATCCATATCTTCGTTACTGAGATTGCTAATGTTCTTCTTGACCTTTAGCGGAGCTTTAGACTGCATGCCGTTTTCGCGCGGCCTCAAGCCTCTTGCTCTTACTGTGTCAATAGTGTTCTTCCTGGTTTCCTTGGTAGCCATCTGAATAGCGCCAGAGATTAACTCCTGTATGTGTGCTGCTTCAAAAGCTTTTCTTACACTCATTCCAGATTCAAGGTAGCTCATGAATTCGGGATTCTCGCTAGCCTCTTTCTTAAGATTAAAGTGCGGATACACATTTCTTAGTTCAGCGGATTCTGATTCCCACTGCTCGTACAGTGCGTCTGCTTGCTCTTTAGCAGCTCTTTTTCTCTGTTCTGCTTCAAGCCTTCTGTTTTCCGCCTCGAGTTTCTTCTGGTACTTGTACTGTTCGACTGATAGCCCTTCTCTTTCTGCTCTTTCTTCTAGCAGTTCGCCATCTTTCGCGATTGCCTCTTTGAGTCCGCTAAGATTACCAGGCTCGATATCGTACTTGTCATACAGTACAAACAGCGCATCTTCATATTCACCAAGTCTATTCCTATCCGCCTCTGCGTTCTTGAATCTCTTTGAAAGCGTATCCTTAACGCGCGCATCGTATAAGTCTTTATACTTTCCTTTGATTAGTTCTTCGAACTCTGCAGATAGGTCTTTGGGTTCATCGGCGTTTTCACCCTCTGATGGTTCATCGTCTGCTTCTTCGCTATCGTCATAGCTGTTATCGTCAAACAAATCATCATCTTTCTTTTCTTCAAGGGCTGTGCCCTCTTCAGCACTGGTAGCGACACCAGTATTACCGCTTGTTCCTTCGCCGCCCTCTCCATCGAAGAGGTAAAAATCTCTATATGTCATTGTTCCTCCTGCGGCTTACCCGCGAGCATTTATCTTTACGGATTTATGATATAAAAAAATTATTTATTATTCGACTACGGCATAATCACTTTAATATTTTTTGGATATCCCTCTTCAAGAATCGTTAACATTTTGCATGCGAACGTATATATGATTCTTGCGTATATCATTTCGTTTACGTTGTCCGGATGCGATGTAAAGCTAATTACTACATCGCCAGGCTTGATACTGATTGAGCTTTCTAATCTTTCGACCATATCCGACACTGTATGTACTAGCGTGCTAATCGCAAAGCACACGTGACTTTCGTCCGCGTGCTCTTTGATATCTAACGTATACGTGATTTTTCCTTGCTCATCTCTCTTACTCGTCAGTTTTGCTGATGTCATGACCTTCTCCTACGCTTGCCTGGTTACTTGCTCTATCTCTGATATTTGCTGCCCTGGTATTAACCGGTCTATCTATACCGCGCCTTGCCTCATATGCAGCTGCGTTTAACTGCGGTGCTACTTCCATCCCTAGAGCCTGCTGTACCTGAGATGTGAATTCGCCTGCTCCAACTGTTTGGTCTAGCATACCTGCCATCTGCATAGCGATGCCGGCTAATTGGTTCAACTTCTCGTTAAGGTTTCCGTTTTCTCCTACCTTCCTGCGGAGCTCTTCCACTCCTTCAAAGTCCATAGCATCTAACAGCATTCCTGCTTGTACGTAGTTATTTGGATTGAATACCCCCATGCCGTACAGCTCTTTGACCGTCTCATTTTGCGACGCTCTATTAAATGCGTTCTTTTTGGCGGCGTAGATTTTAACATCGAATATAGGTTTCTTTACAATCTCTGGCTGTCCTGTCACATCATCGATTGTTGTTTCTTTAAGAAGTGAATTCTCAAAACTGATAAATTCATACGATCCGCCCTCTCCATCAATCCTGAAACAACGAGGTTCATCATAGAACTGCCTAATTAATTCTATAATCTGCTTGACCAATCTCACGTATGCTCTGTACGAACCGCCTATCATGTCGCGAGATAATTTAGAGCCTGCCTCTTGCAGTGCTGCAATAGCACTTGCTGCCGTTACACCTGCGGCCGTACTTCCCTGCGAGAAGTCGCGATTGCCCGAGGTTTCTTTTAGCTCTTCTTTTTTCATCTCGAGGTAATTCATGACCATTGGCGGTAGCGGCGTTGTTTGGAATTGCTTAATATTATCCTCGTTTAGTTTGCCGTTTATCTCAAAGAAATCTTGTGAGTAGTCAGCTAACTGTTCTGGATCTATTCCTGAATTCTTATTGACTCCCCATCTTGGTTTGCCAACAAGTACAGCATTCTTTGCAACAACCTGGTCCATCTTGTTTATAACCATCTGTGGAGATTTCATGACATCGATATATCCAAAGCCTAGCATTTCAGATTCAACCGGGAATAGGTTATCCACAACGAACGGATATTCGCCTGAAATGTAATATCCGCTCTCTAGATACTCTTCGCAGTTTTCAGATGCGAAAAGTACGTGACCGTCAATGAACTTACAGTAATGAACTATCGTTCTACCGTTAACAGTCTGCTTATAGTACCAGTCATAAACGACTGTTCTGTTCGATGCTGAATCGTCACGCTCTGTATCGTACTTCACGATTTCAGCACCTGCAGAATTTGATAACACGCCTTCTAGGTCTGGGTACATTCCTACAAGGATATCGTTATCCACAGCGTCTATTAAAAAGATGTTCGGTGAATCCTGGATATATTTAATTCCTGGCTCCCATAATAGATTCAGAACATCTATTTGTTTTACAGCGATATCACCAGCGCCGTTATCTCTTGTGTTATCCCAGTATGTAGCATATACACAGAATCCTTGCTTTAGTTTGTACCACCATGCATCACTATATATTTGCTGAAAGTCGCAGTTATCTAGTATGCATGGGACAATCTTTGATAGTGAAAGTGCGGAACCTTTGTCACTCTCTTCACGCGGCAATAGATTAGGCATAGGGTAGTTATCCATAGCGTCAGCGTGTTTGTTAGCGAGCGAATTAAACATCCATGCACTTTCAGGCTTCGGATCGTTTTCTTTTCCTTGTGTATCTCCTATAACTTCCCACTGCTTGAACTGCCACCACTTTTCATTCTCAACGATGCGTTTTTTGAACTTTTCAAGATTCTGCTTGTATTTCTCGTATGTGTTCTTTGCCTCTCCTATAACCTCTTCATCAATGATTCCTTTTCGGCCGTAATTCGGGTCCCACTCTTTGCCTTCATCTTCGTTAAAGGCTCCGTATTCTGCTTCTGGTTCTTCCTTCGCATCTAGTGATGTTGGCTCTGGTTCCTGCTCTATATAGTCTGGCTCTTCCTCTTCATCCTCAATAGGTTCTTCGGCTGCTTTTTTGGGGTCTATTCCTAGCCTCTTCATCAGCTGTTTATCTCCCTCAGCTTGCACGGGATCTTCTTCGGGCTCGTCATCTTCCGGCTGTTCCTGGTCTCTTGATGGCCTTGCCTTCTCAATTTCTTTAGCATTCTGCTCTTTTAGTTTCTTCTTCTTGTCTTTCATATTCACTCCTTACATGTATTTGAAAAAGTCGTATCGTCCTAGCTGTGCAGGAATCATATTTAATGGGTCGTGTGTTCCGTCTGTTCCCTCGTATAGCTTTGCTCTGGCGTCTCGTCGCTCGTTTATAGGTGACTCCATGCATACGTATCTCCATTCGTCGTATATATGATCTTCCATTTCGGTATTGATATCCTCTACCTTGGTTTCACTGTAAATTAGTTCCGGTACCGTTCTTATGAAGTCCTTGCAGTTTGAGAAGCAATAGAACATCGGTATTCCGTTTTCATCGAAAGCTAATCTATAGTGACACTGCATTTTACCAGGTATTCGTGTATGGTCTCCCTTCTCCCAGTACACGCCAGCTTCCATAAAAGAATCGGCTATTGATTTACCGCCATTTTCTTGGAATATCGCAGGGTCTGCAACGGCTGATATTGTTCTGCCCTTTAAATTTGGGTCTGAATCCTCGATTTCTTTTATTGCCTTCGCAATTTTTTCAGTAGTCCACTTGACGCCAGTATTTGGCTGGTCCGTACAGCCGTATAGTTCGTTGATTCTGTATAATCTATTGTCGTTATCTACTGCGTACCAACCTACACTAAATGGCTTTGAGTATCCCCAGTCAAAACCTCTAAATATTCTCCATGTTTCCGGAATCTTGAACGGACTTATGACATGCGTCCACTTACGGTCTAAATAGTGTTCTATCTCGTCATTCCATTCTGTGAATACCTGTCCGCTAAATGAATTCCAGTCTCCGTACAGCAGTGCTTTTTTGTCTGCCTCCGGAAGCATAGCTAAATTTGCGATATAGTACGGGTCGTTTTCTAACAGCTTTTTGTTATCAAAGACTGTTGATGGTACAAACATACGGCTACGCACGCGCTCTATTAACTCGCCTGTTGGGGTAACGATTTTATATACGCCCTTGATACGCGTCATAGGCGGTGCAGGCGTTATAAATCTCTTTTTCACCCATCCGTGACCAACTCCCCCAGGATTTGCGCTAGCTCTTATGTATACCCTCGTTCCTGGTGCAGTCGGACGATTACGTGACATTAGATACATGTACTGCGTTCTTGTGAAATGCGTTAGCTCGTCAAAAGCTATAAAGTCATACGCCTTACCTTGATAGTTATATTTATCTATTTCTCTCTGCAGATTTCCAAAATATATTTTTGCTCCACTTCCGAATTTCCAAACGTATTTTGATTCGTTAAATTTCGCACCTGGAAAGGCTTTTGAATATAGATTTATGGATCTATCCATAAGCTCAGAGAGCTGCGGAAATGTGCGCCTTAAGATTAGCCCTTTATAACTTGGTATATGTACCTGTCTTAGTGCCTCGCATAGTATAGCGTCACTCTTTCCACCTCCAGCCGCACCGCCATATAACACTTCATATTCTGGGCGGCTCATAAATACTTTTTGGCGCGGCTGCGGCTCCCATGCTATTTTCACTCTTCTACCTCCGCAACCTCTTCATCACTTAAATTAACAAGCACAATGCTTTCAGCCTCTTCAACGCTGATATTTTTACTTTCTGCCTCAGCTTCAAGCAATTTAACTTTTCTTTCTTCGAGTCTAATTCTTTTCTTTGCGTTCTTAAGATTTTCTTTCTCTTGGAACGTGAGAATAGTCTCCATTGACCGCCTCATTTTTTCAATCGCCTGCAAAGCGTTTGCAGCATCTTTTACCTGTTTAAAGTCTACTCTCTTATATTTTTTCTCAACGGTTTTCTTTGATACTGGAAAACCATCTGAATTGTATTCAGTTTCTTCAACGAGATATCTATTGAACTGTTTTGGATCTAATAGAGCGTCGCTCATTATATTAGACAAGTTATGTACTATGCCTATTTCTTTAGACAAGTCTATAGATTCTAGTTTAGATACGCGCTCTACAGCTTTCCCGACAGTATCTGATACATATTTCCTGCGCTTTTCTTTCCACTCATGGCGGCGTGCGTATTCCGAAATAGTGCGCGCCGATGTTTGGTATTTAGTAGCTAGTTTTGCGTATGATGTATTTGTTGTTATGTATTCTACTTCGAGCTTGTTCCAATCCATGATTTCCTCCAGCTTTAATTATGCCTATTGATATACGTTTTTTCGCCTGCTTCAAAATTTTTAAAAAAGTTTTGAAAAAGGTGTTGACATTGTTCGTCATTGTTGGTACAATATAATCAAGCTAAAGGACGGCAAATCTTAAGGAGAGTGGCAAATATGACCGAGAAGAAAACGGAAAGAGTCGCAGTGCGAATGACACCGACACTAAAAGCTGCTGCTACCGAGATAGCGGCAAGCGAAAACCGGACGCTGAGCAACTACATTGAATCTCTAATAGTTGAACAGGTTCAGAAAATCAAAAAATAAAAAATCGAGCCGCTGCAACGGCTCGAAACACCCAGAAATTACCACCCCTGATAATTAAAAGGAGCTATAATTATGTTAAACGAAATTACAAAGAAAATCAACTGCAACGAATATTTGAACTCGCTAGATTGCTGGTACGGAATTAGACCAAATGGTGAAGAGTATTACACGGCTTACTGGTTCATGAAAGATTCTGACGGAATATCATCCGTTCCATACGCAGGAGACCTTGATAACGGTGTGCGCATCGGAGCTTTTGAAACTAAAGAAAATGCAATTGAAAAGATAAAGCTATCTGCTGCACCTGATAAGGCAATAGTATTATATGAGCGCGAGAGCTCGGAGGTTGGCAGCGATTTATACTTCTCATTCACACCACAGGAAATTATAAAGGCAGCTTAAAAAACCATCCATGCGTCGAACGCGTCCAACGCGTGGTTTTACTTATACAATAAAAAACGAGGGGGTTCCCCTCGTTTTCTCTTGCTCAAAAATAGCTCCATCCTGTAGCGCCTATCTCTATTCCCACTTGAGCGTTAAGCATTATAAATATAATGCCGTCCATTAATGCGTTCATTTCTTTTCCACCTTTCCGCTTTTTGCATCAAAAATTAATTCGCTATCTCTATACTTATCCACAAGCTCGCTAATATCTGTCATGCTCAGATTATTCTTGTGCATTAACGCAAGAATTGTTTTTTCATTGATTGCTACCTTTTTTCTATCTAGCACGAGCTGCCTAGTGAGTCTGTTTATATCTTTTGTTTTGATTTCGAGAGCGCTCTCGTAATTTTCTTTGAGCTTATTTTGGTTATTCTTTTCTCTAGCTAATCTCCAAACGAGCGTGGATATTTGATTTCTCATTTCATCCGCATAAACTTCATGCAATCTTAATTCTAAATCTGGTGAGTCTTGATAGATTTCGTAGCACTCAAAAAGCCTTTTAGCGTACCTGCATTCTGTGCCGCCTTCTTCGCATTTTTCAATTTGTTTTCGGTGTTTTTTCTTTGTGTCAAAAAAATGCATGCAGCCTTCACATGTGATCGTGTTTTCTTTATGCGCCATAAAAAAAGGGCATTTAATGTAATAGCTCATCATTCCCTCCTCATTCTGATTAGCACGCTAAATCCGAGGCCGTCCCCTGGGTCTTCTGAAAAGAATCCGACCTGCCTGCCGTCGTGTTCAACTATGCAATCTGTGAATACGTATTTAGTTTTATTATTTTTATTTATTAACTTTGAAATAAATCTTCCGTCTCCTGGATCGTTTATGATTCTCTCTACTTGCCCCCTTGTAAATGTTCTATCTGAAACAATCGGTTCTGGTTTTTTTAAACCTAAAGAACCGCCCCAGCATCTTTTGCTCTTACCCTGTCTAGCCATATACAGAGCTTTGCCAGTGATTCCGTATTCATCAAATTTGAGCTTGTCAGAATTAGAAAATCCAGCCTTCCATTTATCCTCTATGACGTCTCTATCCACGTTTCCAAATATCATGTGGATATGAGGTCTAGCTTTTGACCCAGTATCATCTCCGGCATGGTTTGATATTACATACACATATTTCACCGGTTCACCGGATCTCTTATTCATCTCCCTACGGACTCTTGCCACATAGTTAGTTATATCCTTAAGTACCTGCTCTCTGTTATATGGCAGATGAGCATCGTCATATGTGAGATCTATGCTAAAGTCTCCCTCTTTGAAATTAAGATTGCATAATCTGACAAAGTATCTCTGACTTCTTTTTGAATTTAGATTCTTCTGTGCCGGTGATGACTCATGTCTTTTTTCTGCTCTTTTTATAATTCTCTTCCTTGGAGACACATTATATATTTCTAACTCGAGATAATCTCCAGTGTAATATTTTTTCGTTCTTATCATAGTTACTTAAATGCCTGACTTGTTAATACTCATTTGAACTCTTAATCCGGCTTAACGCCGGATGATTTTACCGTATTGTTTCTTCTTATATATATGAGGCGGCGAATATGACTACTTAATTATGTTG